ACAGTCATTGGAGGAGATCTATTTATTTCCGGGGCGATTGTTGGGGGTTGGGAACAAGATTTTACTCAGTGGGGCGGGAATCGATATTATGAACAACAGCACGTAGCAGATCAACATACATTTGAAAGCTTCTATGGTCACGGAGATGCCGGTCTAGAAGAAGATTGGGCATCGATGTTCAGCATTGCTTCTTCACATGGAAAAGATATATTCTTTTATGCCTCTGGGTCTAGAGGCGGCAAACAAGAGTACGACGGTAACCGAGATAATTTTGCGCGCTCCGTCGCAGTGTTTCGGGGAGATTTAGTAGTTTCCGGGACTATTTACGCTGAGCAATCTGACTCCGGAATGTCAGTTTATAAGGCCTCTGCATCTCATGATCTGGGTGCCGGCGCGACAGATACACAAAATACAAGGGCCGCGTCTGTAACAATCACAGTTAACGGAAATATTGCTGCTGATGATTCTATTGGAGATCTGACAATATCTAGTGATCATGTCTCAGCATGGGACACTATAGTTGCATCTACTAGCGTCTCCGGAATAACAGTGTCAGCTACAGCTGTAACAAACGGATCTTTCAAATTGTCTTTTTTCAATGACTCAGGAGCTCAAGTCAATAATGATTCAACGTTTGTATGTAACTGGATAGCTCTATAAAACAGATAATCTGAATTCAGCTAGCTGTCGAACCTAGAGTACTCTTATCTTAAGTCAAGTTATGTCTCTTTAAAGTATCTGTTTAACAGCAACTGTTATCTGTTATCTGTTTAGTAGTTAATAGAATAGACTGAACTGAACCTGTCTCTTAATTATAAGATTACCCACCTTCAGATTCATGTATAATATATTGTACAAAATAATCTAGAGTGGTACTCTATTATCTAACTGAACCTGTGCCGCTTAATGAGGAGATAGAGGTAAGACAATCATGATAAAAAGCCCATTTGATTTAGGCCGACAAAATAAACAAAGCATCATTACAGATATCCCGGAAGACGTACAAATTGTGTTTGTCTCAGATGCATTTGCTGAAGACTTTATTGGAGGTGCTGAACTAACTTCTCAAGCGATTATTGATGCTTCACCTTTCAGCGTTTTTAAACTTAAAAGTAAAGACGTCAACATGAAAAATTTAGAATCGGGTCATGAAAAATTTTGGATTTTCGGAAATTTCACAACTATGGATTTGAATCTGATTCCATCAATCGTGGCAAATATGAAATATGCTATTTTGGAGTATGATTATAAGTTTTGTAGACATCGTTCTATAGAAAAACATGAGCATGTAGAAGGCAGCAAATGTGAATGTGAAACTAATCCTCAGGGTAAAATGATATCCGCATTTTATTACGGCGCAAAGTCCTTATGGTGGATGTCCGAACGACAGCTCGACAAGTATTTAAAATTATTTCCTTTTCTCGAGGAAAAAAATAATGTGATTTTGAGTTCTGTATTTGATGATAAATTTTTTCTTAAGGTAAAACTTTTAAAAGAAGAAAACAAAGATATCAAGCGTTCTGGGTGGGTTGTTTTAGGATCCGACTCCTGGATAAAGGGCGCAGATAATGCAGTTATTTGGTGTGAAGAAAACAAAAAAGATTATGAAGTTTTATGGAATATTCCGTACGACACTGTTCTAGAAAAGCTTTCTAAGGCAAAAGGGTTTGTATACTTGCCAAAAGGCGGCGACACATGTCCTAGGATGGTGATTGAAGCAAAACTCTTAGGGTGTGAACTTGAATTAAATAAAAACGTAGAACATGCAGAGGAAATCTGGTTCGATACAGATGATGAATTCGACACAGAGGCATATCTTTACGCAGCTAGAGAAAGATTTTGGAATTCTATCAAAGATGATATGAATTTTACACCAAGCATAAGTGGATACACAACAACTTTAAACTGCATAGAACACAGCTATCCATGGCATCAATCAATCGAATCTTTACTAGGATTTTGTAATGAAGTCGTTGTTGTAGATGGAGGCTCCCATGATGGAACATGGGAAGAGCTTAAAACATGGGCTGAGACTGAAGAAAAATTAAATGTGCATCAGGAGGTTAGAGATTGGAACCATCCTAGATTCGCTGTGTTTGACGGTCGACAAAAAGCATTAGCTAGAGAACTTTGTACTGGAGATTTCTGTTGGCAGCAGGATGCTGATGAGATCGTTCATGAAAATGATTATGAAAAAATTTCTAGAATGACAAGATTCTTTCCTGTTCATGTTGACATTGTATCACTTCCTGTTGTTGAGTATTGGGGCGGACCTAAAAAAGTTAGAGTTGATGTCAATCCATGGAAGTCTAGACTTTCTAGAAACAATCCAAACATTACCCATGGCATACCCAGTCATTTTCAAAAATTCGACAATGACGGAAATGAGTACGCTGCCCCAGGAACAGATGGTTGTGACTATATTTATCGTGACACTCTTGATTTTGCAGAACACGCCAGCTTCTATACAGACGAAGTTCATAGAGTTAGAATGCATGCTCTAAGAGGCACAAAAGAAGCAATTAGTTCATATGAAGATTGGTTTAATCGAAATGTTGACTTACTACCAGGCGTGCACCATTATTCATGGTTTGACCTAGAGAGAAAAATTAAGACGTATAGAGATTATTGGTCTAGACATTGGAAGAGTCTTTACGATATAAGTCAGGAGGACACACCGAAAAACAACATGTTTTTTGATAAATGTTGGAAGGATGTGTCTGACAAAGACATAAAAAAATTAGCAAAACGTCTAGGCAAGGAAATGGGAGGCTGGATTTTTCATGAAAAAGTCGACTTTTCAGATCCCACACCACACATCACTTTAAAGTCTGATCAACCTGCAGTTATGAAAAATGATAAATGATAAATGATAACGAGAGTACTACAAAAATCTGTGTGATTATCCCATGTTATAATCACAGTAATTTTTTAAAGGAAAGTGTTGCATCAATTCAGAATCAAACATATGATAATTTAGATATTGTAATAGTAAACGACGGATCGTCAGACAACACAGATGATATAATTAAAGAACTAATCAGTGATTCAAATGATAAGCGACTGCGCCATATTACTTTTAAAACTAACTTTGGAAAATGGCATGCCTTAAATGAGGGAATTAATTCCACATCTGCGATCTTAGTGACTAGTCATGATGCAGATGATGTTTGTCATAAAAATAGAATTGAAAGACAGCTAACATGTATGACTGAGACTAATTCTGTTCATAATTTATGTGGTTTTCATCATTGTTGGGATGAAAAAGATGTCATAGGTGCAATGAACAATGTAGTTGATGGTAATATGAAAGTAATGATGCCACAATTAGTGACCCGATTAGTCGAAAAGGGTTATAACAACCCTAGCATTAATCATTATTTCACAGGGGAGTTTGAAACAGCGGGTACAACTGCTTTATTTTACAAACAAATATGGGATATAGGTTTAAGGTTCAACCCTCCGGACAAAGGATTGCGAGTCTTAAACAGCGAAGACTCCGATTTTAATTTTAGGGTAACAGCTGCACTAGCAAAAACTTCAGTACTAGCCGAAAAGCTGTATTGTTATAGAAGAGACACATCAACTAATAATGAGATGAGGTAGGTGTGGTACCCAATCTTACAAAGTTTAATATTGTAATTCCCACTTACAATTGTCAAGATTGGATAATAGATTGTGTAAAATCTGTTTATGCTCAACAGCATACAAATTATAACTGTGTCATCGTTAATGATGCTTCAGATGATGATACAAAGAATATTTTGTCTAGTATACAATTTTTGAAAGATGATGAAAGATTTCATGTTATTAATCGAGAAAATAATGGTGGGCCGTTATCAAGTCATATACATGGTTGGCGTCATCTAGACACAGACAGTGATGAAAACTCTGTCTTGGTTATCGTGGATGGGGACGATAGACTTTTTAGTCCCCTGTCTCTTACGATTGTTGATCAAGCGTACCAGCAAACAAATTGCCTAATGACATATGGAAATCATATACACTATCCAACAGGAAAGTCTAGTAACTGTGAGACCATTCCTCGAGATGTATGTCAGAATAACGACTTTAGAAATTATAAGTTTGTTACGAGTCATCTAAGAACATTCAAAAGCATACTGTGGAAAAATGTGAAAAATGAGGATCTAAGGGATGAGAACGGAGATTATTATAGAGCGGCCGGCGATTTAGCTGCAATGATTCCTCTCCTAGAAATGTCGTCAGAGCGAACTGTATTTATTGGGCACGTCCTTTATTTGTATAACTGTGTTAATCCAATCAGCGAGGAATATACAAAAATGGAACTGATGCAACGCACAGAGAGAAGAGTGAGATCGGGCAAGAAATACCAGAGGCTGAATTGCTAACTTTTCACAAATTGGGAGGTTACGGTCGATTGGGTAACCAAATGTTTCAATACGCCTCCACTATGGGATTAGCACATATATCTAATCGAACTGCAGCATTCCCTATTTCCGGAATAATTCATGAGTATGATTTGACATGTTTTAACATACCTTTTAATGTGTTAACTTACTCTGATCCTTCGTTTATAAAACATGTGTATGAAGAAGATGATTTCAAATACAAAGAGTCTCTAAGTAATTTACCGGACAACACAACAATTCAGGGGTATCTTCAGTCTGAAAAATACTTTTTGCCCATAGAGGACATAATACGTCGTCATTTTACTTTCAAGCAAGAGATTTTTGAAAAAGCAGAGAATATTCTAAAAAGCTTGATAGATGAAAGAGGCAGAATTATTGTGTCCGTTCACTTTAGAAGAACAGATTATAACGACATACAAGATGTGCTCCCAATCATTCCATTTGCTTATTATAGAAAAACCATATCGTTAATGAGGGCGCACTTAGACAATCCTATTTTTTTAATATTTTCTGATGACATCGCCTGGTGCGAGAATAATATAGTGGGAGAAGACGTGATGTTCTCAAAAGACAATGAACCTGCAGTTGACATGTGCATCATGTCTTTGTGTGATCATCACATTATAGCAAACAGTAGCTTTAGCTGGTGGGGCGCATGGTTGAAAAACGGTGATGAACAAGTAGTGTATGCACCAACCCCTTGGTTTGGTCCCAGAGGGTTCCAGGATACCCAGGATCTTATTCCTGATCGATGGTCCCTGGTAAACTATAAAAATTTGTAAAGAATGAATCAGATGATTAGGAGGAAATTTTAACATGCTTTTAGATTTAAAAGATTTGGCAAAAAAATACAACATGAGTATTAAGGGAGTTATTCATATTGGCGCGCATAAAGGCCAGGAGTATCCTTTATTTAAGGAGTTGGGTGCTGAAAATTTTCTAATGTTCGAGCCTCAACCCAATGTTTTTAACATGTTGAAAGAAGCAGTTGGAGAAAACAATGATGTGAGGTTGGTTAATTTAGCATTAGGACAGTCTAAAGGAAAAGTAACAATGAACATTGAGTTTGCAAACGAAGGACAATCAAGCTCAATTCTGGAGCCAAATATTCATCTTCAACAGTATCCTCATATACAGTTTGTTGATAAAATAGAAGTGGATCAAACAACTTTAGATGATTATGTTATAGATGAAAAGGTTGATGTAGGTGAATTTAATCTTTTAAACATTGATGTTCAAGGATACGAGCTAGAAGTTTTTATGGGTGCTATCGAATCTCTCAAGAAGATGGATTATGTTATAGCGGAAGTCAATAGAGCAGAAGTTTATACACATTGTGCAAAAGTTTGGGAAATCGATTATCTTCTAACTGATTTAGGGTTCACCCGCGTAGAGACATCATGGACCGGAAAAACCTGGGGAGATGCATTTTATATCAAGAAGGGCATACTAGGTGAAGAAGACTACAAAAAAATTGAATTTGGTATATTAAGCAATGGTCAACAAATTGATGCAAGAAATAAGATGACCATGAACTTGTTTGATCGTAATTTTATTCACATGAAGGCAAAATATGGTTTTGACGGAGCAAACATGTATCCGCCGGCAACTGTAAACTGGGTTAGAGATATTATGGATTTTCCGGGTGTGTCAGTGTTTACAGACAACATGTTGTTTTCAGGAGCTGCAAAAGATTCATTAGCAAAATATAAGGTTGGGTGGTTAATGGAGTCAACTTCTGTGACACCATGGTCTTACGAACATGTACACAGAGTTGAAGATGATTTTGATTTTATACTGACACACTCCCAGGATCTTGTCTCTCACAATCCAAAAAAATATGTGTGGTCACCATGGGGCAACACGTGGATACGACCTAGTGAGCGGATAATTTATGAAAAGTCAAAGATGATCTCCATGATAGCCTCGTCAAAGAATTTTACTGAGGGACATAAGCATCGCCATGATGTTGCTAAAAATTTTAAAGATGATCTAGATCTAATGGGC